CAAACGAAATTTCAAACACATCAGGATCTGCATATAGTTCAGGTGGTGCAACTTTAACAAGTGTTACACCAACAACATCTGGAACAACTGCATTCTGTGATTTTGCAGATGTAAGTTTTACTTCAGCATCTTTCACAGCTAATGGTGCGTTAATTTATAATTCTTCACAGTCTAACAAAGCTGTCGCTGTTATCGCTTTTGGTGGTGATAAAACAGTATCAAGTGGAACGTTTACAATTCAATTTCCAACAGCAGACGCATCTAACGCAATCATTCGTATAGCGTAAGGAGGCCATCCTTATGGCCAATACTTGGAATAGATCAGGCACAACCTGGGGTCAAGGACTTTGGGGTGAGCAAGATAGTAATTTAATTAGTCTTACAGGTGTATCAGCTAGTTTTTCTTTAGGAACTGTTGTTTCTTTTTCTGAACAAGGTTGGGGTAGAGATGATTGGGGTCAAGAACCTTGGGGTGAAAGTTTTGATCCTGTTATTTCAGTAACAGGTTTTGGTTTAACAGCTTCTTTAGGTAATTCAGAAGAATTTAATGAAACAGGTTGGGGAAGATTAACTTGGGGAACTGCGGACTGGGATGAGGCCGCTGATGAGACTGTAGCTGTAACTGGAGTTGAATCTACTTTTGCAGTAGGTTCAGTAAATACAGAAGTTGTTTACACGTTAGAAATGGTGGCGAACCCACCAACTGGAGATCAACTTTTAAAATTTGCAAGAACTAGCGTTGGTAGTCTCACTGTTGTAACAGAAGAAATTGCAGTTGTTACAGGAGTCTCAGCTAGTTTTTCAACTCCAACTTTATCTTACGTAGGAACTCTAGTTGGATGGGGTAGAGATGCTTGGGGAGATAATTCTTGGGGTGAATCTCCTAATCAAGTTTTAAGTGTTGTTGGTGTAGATGCAACTACAAGTGTAGGATCAATATCACCAGCAGATGCAGTTGGTTTATCTGGTCAAGAAGCAACTACAAATATTGGAAGTGTAACTTTTACAATTGATTCAACACCAGCGATCACAGGTCAAGAGGCTTCAGGAAATTTAGGAACACTAGGTTTAGAATTTGGTCCAGCGTCCATATCTGGGGTATCATCTACATTTAACGTAGGCACACTAGGACTAGAATTTGGCCCAGCAGCCATTACAGGTGTTTCATCAACAGCTAGTGTAGGTGAGTTAACAATTGATGATACACAAATAATTGACATAACAGGTGTTCAGTCTACATCTGCTGTGGGATCTATAGTCCCTGAAATAGGTGTGCCTTTAACAGGTATAGCTGCAACATCTTCAACTGGGTCTGTAACTCCAGCAGATGTAATGGGTTTAACTGGATTACAAGCTACTTTTGTAGATCCTACAATTGGAATACAAGCTTATAAAAACGTTAATACAGGATCGAATGATTCTTACAGTAATGTTGACAGTGGATCAAATACGTCATATAGTGACGAGTCAACAGGATCAAATAGTTCGCTTTCTAATGTTGCAACTGGATCCAATACAAGTTATAGTGACGCTGCATAGGAGATAAAAAATTATGGCATCAACATACTCACCTTTAGGTGTAGAACTTCAAGCAACTGGTGAAAACGCTGGTACATGGGGTACTAAAACTAACACAAATTTACAAATCATAGAACAAATTTCAGGTGGTTTTACACAACAAGCTGTATCAGATTCTGGAGATACTGATTTATCTGTATCTGATGGATCAACTGGTGCAACTCTTGCTCACAGAATGATTGAGTTTACAGGATCATTAACTGCTGGAAGAAATGTAACTATACCTATTGATGTTCAAACATTTTATTTTTTAAAAAATTCTACAAGTGGATCACAGAACGTTACATTTAAGTATGTAACGGGTTCTGGTGATAGTGTGGCTGTTGCTCCTGCAACAACTAAAATTGTATTTGCTTCTGCAAACGATGGCACAAATCCAGACATTATAGATTTAGGTTTTGGCACAGGTGATGTAACACTCACAGGAACACAGACTTTAACAAATAAAACTTTAACTGCACCTAAAATAGGGACTTCTATTTTAGACACAAATGGTAATGAATTATTTTTATTAACAGCAACAGGTTCTGCTGTAAATCAACTTACATATGCTAACGCAGCTGCTGGAAATGCTCCGTCATTTACGGCTTCTGGGGGAGATAGTAATATTAGCATAAATCTGGTACCAAAAGGCACAGGTCAAGTTCAAGCAAATGGATCAGGTTTAGCAACAACAGGAAAAGCTATTGCAATGGCTTTAGTTTTCGGTTAAAAGGAGCACAGGAGAATAAATTATGGCAGCACCAAATCTAGTAAACGTATCAACGATTACTGCAAAGTCTAAACAAGCAGAATTAAATACGACTTTAACAACTGAGATTCTTGCTAATGCAGCATCATCAGGAAAAGTTTTTAAAATTAATAATATCATTGTCGCAAATATCGACGGTACTAACGCAGTTGATATTACTGTTGCAATTACAAAATCAGGTGGTTCACCAATTAAAATTGCAAGCACAGTATCGTGTCCCGCAGATGCAGTTTTAATAATTATAGATAAAAATACTGCCTTATACTTAGAAGAAGGCGACAACATCGAAGCTGGTGCTGGTGCAAACTCAGATGCAACCATCACTATAAACTATGAAGAGTTAAGCTAGGAGGTATAGTTAGCTATGTCTAATGGTGGAGTAATCGGAGTTCCAAACGCAGCTACAGGTCCAGTATGTGTAGCACAAAATATTCAAACAATAACTGCAAGTGGTTGTTATACAAAAGGTAATGCTCAGGCACCTGACACAGTAGGTTTAGTGGTTGTTGCTGGAGGTGGATCTGGTGGCCCTGAAGGTGGAGGTGGTGGAGCAGGCGGTCTTGTATACATTGCATGTTTTCCTTTAGCCGCTTCAACTATCCCCGTAACAATCGGAGCTGGAGGTGGACCTGCTGGAAGAGACAGTGGATGTAATTCAGTTTTTGGTGATCCAACAAACCCTGTCACTGCAATAGGCGGTGGTGGCGGAGGAGGATCAGGAGGACCTACCGGAAGATGTGGACTACCAGGTGGTTCTGGTGGAGCAGGTTCAAGAGCTCAACCAGCAGGTTCAGCAACTCAAGGAGATATTTCAGGTTTTCCATGTTCAGGTTTTGGTAATCCTGGTGGAGGATCACTACCTACTAACCCTATGTTAGGAGGAGGAGGTGGTGGAGCTGGAGGTTCCGCTGGCCCACCTTCATGTGGATATGGTGGTGTTGGAAAAGGAAGTCCAACTATACCTTGGATGCCTAATTGTGTGGGAACATCCTCATTCGTCGGTGGTGGCGGTGGAGGTTTTAGAGGTGGTGCGCCTGAAAATACTGTAGGTGGAAACGGTGGTGGAGGAACTAATTGTGATGGATATGGTGGACCACAACCTGGACACAGCGCAACAGCAAACACTGGTGGTGGCGGAGCTGGCGGTGGTAGTAGTTATGGTTTTGGTGGTTCTGGTATAGTTGTAGTAAAAGAAAATGCATTTACTCAAGCAGCAAATTGCCCAGGTGTTTGGAGAATGGGAGAAGTTCTTGATAATGTTAAAGCTGGAACTTGGAGTAACAGTTAATGGCACATTTTTGTAGAATAGAACAAGAAACAGATCCAACAGGATTTACAACAGACACACATTGGATAGTAAAACAAGTTGTTGTAGTAAGTAATGATACTGAAACTTCTAATGGAAAATTAGGAGATAATGACATGCACGTTGATGGTGAAACATGGTGTCAAAATTTTTTTGGTGGTGGAACTTGGAAACAAACATCCTATAATAATAATTTTAGAAAACAATACGCTTCAAAAGGTTTTGTTTATGATGATGTTAATAATAGATTTTTAAAACCACAACCTTTCGATGGTTGGACCTTAGATGATAATGGTGATTGGCAAGGTCCTGTTGCTTATCCTAGTGTTACAACTTATGGTGATGGAATTCCATACGGTATTTATTGGGATGATGCAGCACAAAAATGGAAAGCACACGACTGGGAAGACACACCTAATATTTTTGAATGGGATCCAACTTCTTCAATTTGGATATCTACTGCTGAATAATCATTGATTTTTAATTAAAATATGTATATAGTAAATTCTTATTAAAAAGAATGAATTTACACTATAAATATTGGTATTTCCAATCTGTAATACCAGAAAGAATCTGTGATGATATCGTAAGATTAGGTCATCAATTAAAAGATCAAATGGCGGTAACTAGTGGATTTGGAAATAAAAAATTAAACGAAAAACAAGTAAAAGATTTAAAAAAGAAAAGAAACTCTAATGTTGTTTGGATGGACGATAGATGGATATTTAAAGAAATACAACCTTATGTTCATAAAGCAAATAAACTAGCTGGGTGGAATTTTGAGTGGGATTGGTCAGAGTCGTGTCAATTTACAAAATATTCAAAAGGTCAATATTATGGTTGGCACTGTGATAGTTGGGACAAACCATACAATCGACCTAATACTCCAGCACACGGTAAAATCCGAAAATTATCAGTTACTGTTTCTTTATCTGATCCAAAAAAATATCAAGGTGGAGAGTTAGAATTTGATTTAAAAAATGGTATACCTGGTAAAAAACATATTGTAAAATGTAATGAAATACTACCCAAAGGTTCTTTAGTTGTATTTCCTTCTCATATATGGCATAGAGTATGTCCAGTAAAAAAAGGTGAAAGAAATAGTTTAGTGATTTGGAATTTAGGTTGGCCATTTAAATAAAAATTATGAAAAAAACATTACCAGAAAAGTTATACTTAGAAGAATATTTTGCCTGCCCTATTTGGTATGCAGACGCACCAGAATATGTAGATGAATTAAATAAGGCATCTGATCCCTTTATTGTTTCTGCCAAAGAATCAATGAAGCATATTGAGAAAAAAAGAACTAAAGAAATGGGAAATAAAGGAGATTTAGGTCTTGTGTATCATTCAACTTCTTTACTAAATCAAAAAGGTTTTATAGAATTTCAAAATTATGTTGGCGCAACTTGCCATAATTTATTAAATGAGATGGGTTTTGATTTAACTAATTACCATGTGTTTATTACAGAAATGTGGGTGCAAGAATTTGCAAAAGATGGTGCGGGACATCATGCTTTACATACACATTGGAACGGTCATATGTCTGGTTTTTATTTTTTAAAAGGAAGTAAAAAAACATCAGCACCTTTATTTGAAGATCCAAGAGCAGGTAATATGATGAATCTTTTACCAGAAAAAGATAAGGACAAAGTTTCTTACGCATCTTCACGTGTTCATTACATACCTAATCCTGGAAGAATGATATTTTTTCCATCTTACATGCCACATCAATATACAGTTGATATGGGATATGAACCTTTTAGATTTATACATTGGAATGCACAAGCTATACCAAAAAGTGTTTTAGATGCCGCAAGAAATAATAGATAACTTTTTAAAAAAAGAAGAAAATTCTTTTATAGAGGAAAAATTAATGGACAAAAATTTTCCTTGGTTTTTTCAAAAATCAATTTTAGATCATCCTTTAGAGAATAAAAAAAATTTTCATTTTGGTCACTGTTTTTATAATCAAATTGATGGAGGTATGGTTAACTCTGATTACATGTATTTAATTAAACCTTTTATAGAAAAATTAAATATAAAAAGTTTAGTTAGAGCAAAAGCAAATTTAAAAACTTCAGAAGATAAACATACAAAAGGAGTTCCACATAGAGATCAAAAGTTTAAATGTAAAACTGCTATATATTATGTTAACTCAAATAATGGATACACAATGATAGAAGAACAAAAAGTAGAATCTGTAAGAAATAGAATAGTAATTTTTAACACTGATAAAATACACTATGGTGTTAATTGCACTGATGAACAAACAAGGTTATTAATAAATTTTAATTATTTTTAATATGCAATTAGAAAAAACTAAAGACAAAAATAATCAAAAAATAATCATAGATCCATCCTTAGAAGGTAAACCTTTTCAGGTTATGATGGAATGGGAAAAACCATACATGGAGCATTTAATTAAAAAGTTAAATCCCAGTGGTCATGTTTTGGAAATAGGTTTTGGTTTAAGTTATTCTGCAAATGCAATACAAAACTATAATATTAAATCACATACCATAATAGAACCATTTTTAATAAATGAAGCAGAAGAGTGGGCAAAAAAACAAAAACACAAAGTTAATATAGTTAAAGGTTATTGGCAAGAACAATTAAAAAATTTAGGAAGATTTGACTCTATATTTTTTGATGATGCACCCACTGATCTTTATAAAGATAAAACTAATATTAGAGTTTATAAATTAATTTATGATCTATTAAATAATCATGTAAATAAAAATGCAAAGCTTACTTGGTTTTGTAGTGATTCAATACATTTTTTATGTCACCCAAGTTTATCTTGGACTTTAGATAATTATAAAATTAATATACCAAAAAGTTGCAAATATGCTAAAGGTGATAAATTATATGTTCCTTTAATAAAATTTAAACACGGTGTAGTAAAAGCCTTAAATCAAAAAGCATTAAATAATAAATTTGAATTAGAAAAAATAAATTAATATGATAGTAGAAAAAAATAATATAATTCATCCTAACGATTTAAAAATTATTAATAATTTAATAATTGATAAAAAATTATCTTTTGTATTTCAAAATAATTCCGTACCTATTTTTAAGAAAAAAGATTTTTATTTTGAACATTGTATTGTTCAAAGAAAAGAAACAACACCACCAGATGAAAATAGATACAAGTCAATTTATTATCAAAATTTTTTAAGAATTTTTAGTTATATTTTTTCTAAATTTAAAATAAAAGAAGCTGAGATATATAGGGCCGCAATTAATCTAACAGTTAACAACTCTAGAAAAAAATGTCCTATTCATTACGATCATAATTATGAACATAAACAAATATTAATTTATTTAAATGATTGTGATGAAAATGCTAAAACGGTTATATTAAATAAAAAGAATAAAAAATTAAAAGAAATAACACCTAAAAAAAATAAAGGTGTTTTATTTGATTATTTACCTCATTATCATTTTTTTCCTAAAAAAGGATATAGATTGGTTATGGTAATAACTTTTAAAGAAAAGGAGAAATAAAAATGTCATTTAAAAAAAATAAATATAGTGTTTTAAAAGGAGCTATCTCAAAAGAGTTAGCAGATTTTGTTTACAAATATTTTTTAAACAAGAGAGAAGTTGCAAAAGCTTTACTTGATTCGAAATATATATCACCTTTTACAGAATACTGGGGCGTATGGAATGATACACAAGTTCCTAATACATATTCACATTATGCCGATGTAGTGATGGAAACATTATTACAAGACGTAAAACCTATTATGGAAAAACACACAGGTTTAAAATTATCTGAAACATATTCATATGCAAGAATTTATAAACAAGGTGATACTCTTAATAGACATAAAGATAGATACTCTTGTGAAATATCTACTACACTAAACTTAGGTGGTGACCCGTGGCCCATATATCTAGATCCTACTGGAAACACAGGTAGAGCAGGTGTTAAAATAGATTTAAAGCCAGGTGACATGTTAATTTATTCAGGATGTGATTTGGAACATTGGAGAGAAGAGTTTAGAGGTAAAGATTGTGCTCAAGTTTTTTTACATTATAATAAAGCTAATTCAAAAACAGCTAAAGAAAACGCATTAGATAAAAGACCTTTACTAGGTTTACCAGCTTGGTTTAAAGGATCTAAATTGACTACATCTAAAAAATAGTCTATAAAACACGTTAGTGCGGGAGGACCACCACAACCACACTCCCGTGCTTTTACTCTGTTAAATAAGTAATAAATTTGCTATATATGGGTTTATTATGCTACAAAAAATAGGATTTCAACCAGGTATCAACAAACAAATCACACCTACTGGGGCTGAAGGGCAATGGATAGACTGCGATAATGTTAGGTTTAGGTATGGTACACCTGAAAAAATAGGAGGCTGGAATCAATTAGGAGGCACTGGTCAAAACGAATTAACTGGTGCAGGAAGAGGTCTTCATCATTTTGTAAATAGTCTAGGTAGAAGATACGCTATTATTGGCACAAATAGAATTTTATATGCATACTCAGGTGGTGTGTTTTATGACATACATCCAATTAAATCAACAACAACACTTACAAGTGCATTTAGCACGACCAATGGATCACCAACTGTTACAATAACTTTCTCAAGTGGTCATGGTATAAATCCACAAGACATTATTTTGTTAGATAATTTTTCTACAATTACAAATTCTAATTTTGGTGCATCTGACTTTAACGATAAAAAATTTATGGTGACATCAGTTCCTACAACAAACACACTAACAATTACAATGCCATCAAATGAAACAGGATCTGGTGCAACAACATCAGGTGGTATAAGAGTTAGACATTATTATACAGTTGGATCTGCTGTTCAACAAAAAGGTTTTGGTTGGGGTCTAGGTTCTTGGGGTGGAGAAGATACCTCTGCTATTACAACAACATTAAACGGGGCTCTTGGAGATAACGCTTTTGGAACTGGAGGATCAGGGACTAGTATTACACTTGCAAGCACAACCAACTTTCCAGATTCAGGAACTAATTTTATTCAAGTAGGTTCAGAGGAGATATCTTACACTGGTGTCTCAGGAAATAATTTAACAGGAATTACTAGAGCTGTTAGAGGCACAACAAGAGCAGCACATAGTGATGGAGCAACTGTAACTAATTCAACTGATTATGTTGCATGGGGTGAAGCCGCATCAGGAGACTTGGTCCTTGAACCAGGAATGTGGTCATTAGATAATTTTGGTGACAAAGCAATTTGTTTAATTCATGATGGTGCATGTTTTGAATGGGATTCAAGTTTGTCAAATGCAACAGATACTAGAGCAACTATTATATCGGGTGCACCAACAGCATCACGTCATATGTTGGTTTCTACACCAGATAGACACTTAGTATTTTTTGGAACGGAAACAACTATTGGCGATATATCAACACAAGATGACATGTTTATTAGATTCTCGGATCAAGAAGATATAAATACCTATGTGCCTACAGCAACTAATACAGCTGGTACACAAAGATTGGCCGACGGATCACAGATCAGAGGAGCGATTAGAGGTCGTGATGCAATTTATGTTTGGACTGATACAGCATTATTTACACAACGTTTTGTTGGTCAACCTTTTACGTTTGCGTTTGCACAAGTTGGAACTAACTGTGGATTAGTTGGACAGAATGCATGTGTCGAAGTTGATGGTGCTGCATACTGGATGTCAGAGAATGGTTTCTTTAGATATGCTGGTAAATTAGAATCATTACCATGTTTAGTAGAAGATTTTGTTTATGATAGTATAAATTTAAATTCTGGTAATCAAATGGTGTCAGCAGGATTAAATAATTTGTTTGGTGAAGTTATGTGGTTTTATCCAGAAACAGGGTCCTCTGTTGTTAATAGAATGGTT